TTTGGCTGGCGCGTCAGATACCCCGATCATTCAGAATCTCTTACTGGTTTCTGACACAAGCCGTTTCATCTTTGCATTTGGCGCAAACGACTACGCATCTACCACGCAAGACCCTATGTTGGTCCGCTGGTCCGATCAAGAGTCGTTGACTCAATGGACGCCGGCAGCCACCAATCAGGCGGGCAGTCTTCGCTTGTCGCACGGTTCTGAAATTGTCTCGGCAGCCCAGTCTCGCCAAGAAGTTTTGATTTGGACAGATTCAAGCCTGTACTCTATGCAGTATGTTGGCCCGCCTGTGGTGTGGAGCTCTCAGCTGGTTGGTGACAACATCTCAATCGCCGGCCAGAACGCTGTGGCCTACGCAAACGGCGCGGCTTACTGGATGGGCGTAGACAAGTTCTATAAGTACGACGGCCGCACTCAAACTTTGAACTGCGACCTACGTCAGTTTGTGTTCAGCGACATCAACTTGACCCAAAAGGGCCAGGTCTACGCCAGCACAAACGAAGGCTACAACGAAGTGTGGTGGTTCTACTGCTCAGCCGCATCTGACGTTATCGATAGATATGTTTGCTACAACTACCTGGAGAACGACGGCGCTGGTTGTTGGTACTACGGCAACATGACCCGCACAGCATGGCTGGATTCTGGTCTAAGGGATTACCCTATCGCTGCAACATATAACGGCACACAAGGTAATTTGGTTGATCACGAGTACGGTAACGATGATGGCACAACTGGGACGCTGGTTCCAATCGAGTCGTACATCACATCTGCTGAATTTGACATCGATGACGGTCACAACTTTGCGTTCATCTGGCGCGTCCTTCCCGACATGAACTTTACGGGCTCGACCGCAGCATCTCCGCAAGCCACTATGTATCTTCTTCCCATGCAAAACGCTGGTTCAGGCTACAACAACCCAGCATCAGTGGGCGGCATCAGTAGCGCGCCTATCACGCGAACTGCCGTGCTTCCTATCGAGGCATTCACAGGGCAGATCAACACCCGTGTGCGCGGCCGCCAGTTGGCCATGAAGATTGAGTCAACCGCATTGGGTGTTCAGTGGCAGCTTGGCTCACCTCGACTTGACATCAGGCCTGACGGGAGACGTTGATGGGGATGTTCAACGTCACCCCTCCCCGTCTGCCCACTACGCCGGGCGAATACAACGTCACGTTCATGAACCAGCTTCTGAACGTGCTGTACCTTTATTTTCAAAGACTAGATGGTATCCAGCCCATCAACGTGGCTCAGTTAAACTTTGACCTGAACACCCTCCCCACAGATGCCAGCTTAGCCACCCTTCGGTCCGGGGATGTTTATAGGGATACGACTGCTGGCAACGTCTTGAAAGTAAAAGTATGAACTTCATTGAACTTCTCAATGGTGTAGCGCGCGTTGCCCGGCCAGCTCATCACGAGTTTGTGCCAATCCAATCGATGGAAGAGCGGTTTGAACACACCTGCTTTGACTCCCTCGATATGCTCATGATCTCCATGTACATGTCCATGATCTATGACATCGATGACGAGATCGCCAAAGAGCTGCGCCCTGAGACTGTTCAAGAGATGTACGACCTGATTCAGCAACACAAGAAGCGCGATCCTGAGTCGATGGAGTGGGCCATGGAGCTCATTAAATGATCCATCTGACGCATTACCGCACGGCCTCAACAACGGCAACGGAGCTGCTCGATGACATCACCTTCCCCCAACACGTTCATTGGTTTCCTGAAACTTACAACAAAGTGGGCACGGGCATGTTTTATGCCCCCCATCGTTTGGCTGAGAAAGTGCTGGACCCCGAGTTGGTCACCTCCCTGCGCGAGAATCCGGTGGGCAAAACGGCGTTTATCCTTGCTGCGGGCAACGCGCACTTCGCGGGAATCAACCCTCGCAAAACCAAACCAAACCGCCTCTCCTACGAATACAAGTTCCTCCCATTCACCTTAACTCAGGTGTATGCAGGGCGCGTAGCCCAGTCCATGGGTGCCACAGATCACATCGTCACAGACTCGACAGCATGCGCATCCAGCATGAAAGCGCTCATGGATGTCCAGACCCTGATCCAGTTCTACAGCTATAACAGAGTTATAGTTCTCTCCCTTGAGGATGCAGTAACGAACTCAGTCCTTGAGTTTTTTGGCGAGTCGCAGGCGTGTCTTACCAAGAAAGAAGAAGACACAGGCATAAAGCCATCAGCATTTGACAGTCAAAACCGTGGTTTTCATGTTGGCCAAGGCGCTGTTCTGGCCGTGTTTGAAGACGCGCGCACGGCTTGGGCTGGGACCAAACGACCAGAGGCCGCCCTGCTTGGGGCGTATACGGCGGCGGAGGCTTGTCCTAACCCCATCGGTCAGCGCGAGGACGGCGAGGGTTTTATCAAGGCTATTCGTGGCGCTTTTGATATGTCTAGGGCTAGTTCAAGTGACGTTCGGGTTGTCAAAACTCATGGAACTGGTACGCTAAGCAACAACAAAGCTGAGAAGGCTGCGTTAGAAACATTACCAAATGACTTTGTCGGAACGTCATACAAGGCTAAAATTGGCCATACTATGGGCGCCAGCGGGCTGCTCGAGACATGTTTGTTACTTGACGACCTGAAGCGCGGCGTGGTTCCCAAGATTGAGAACCGCACCGAACACGATGACAGGTTTTTATCCCATGATGAATCCAACCCTGGTGGTTTGATTCTCAGCTTAGCGGCTGGTATGGGCAATGTGTACTCGGCAGCAATCCTGTCGACGGAGATTTGATATGGCATCTATGGTGGACAGCAAAACTAAGCAGCTAGACCCGGCAAGTATTGTCGCGACTGCGCTCGAGAATACTAAGTCTAAGTATCCTCCACAGGTTGCTATGCCCGCCATCATGACCGAGATGAGCCAGCCCAACACAGATGTCAAACAAATCGGCAATACCTTGTTCATCCTGCATAAGGGTAAAGAAGGCCAATCATTCTTCAAAGCTTTGAACGCAGATACCGCGCGCAACTTCTTTGAGAACAGCCGTCAATATGTTGTCTATGCAAAGAAGAACCTAAAGCAAAACATGTTGGTAACCGAGTTCCAAGACCCGGCTATCAGTACCCTGTTCAAGGCTATCTCTAAGAGCCCCCCGATGGCGGGCATGGGTTACAAAGAATACAAAACCACCGATGGCGGGCGCCGCATCGTTTTGAATTTAGGAGCCTAACATGGGTGCAGTATCTGATGCAGTTGAAGACACGATTGGTGGTGCGATTGATATAGTAGGCGATGCTGTTGATGACGTAGGTGATTTTGTTGTTGAAGACGTACTTGAGCCAGTTGTTGAGACGGTAGAGGCAACCGTTGAAAAGGCAATGGAAGACCCAGTCGGCACGGCCGTCATGGTCGCCGCAGCAGCTTCTGGTCAGTGGTGGGCTCTACCCCTTGCAAGTGCATCAGTTACCGTGGCCAATGGTGGATCACTTGAAGACGGCTTAAAGAGCGCTGCTATTGCCTATGTAGGCGGAGAGATCGCCCAAGGTGTATCGGCAAATCTTTCGCCTGAGTTAACTTCTGAGTTTGGCGCGCAAGCAGGTAGGTCAATGGCCAACGTTGCTGGCAATGTGGCCGCCACAGCTGCAACTGGTGGTGATCCATTGCAAGCCCTGTTGAATGGTGGCTTAAATGCTGGCGTATCTGCTGCCGCCTTGGAGGTGCCAGGTTTCTCTGACATGACCAAAACTCAGCAAGCGGCTGTTACGCGAGCTATCAGTGCCGAGCTCCAAGGAAGAGACGCATCACAAGGCTTGATCAATGCAGCGATTGGCGCTGGTATTGATGCTGCCAAGAAGTCAGATTGGGAGTGGAACGAGTCCTCTCCAACAACCACAAATGAATTGGTAGATCAAACCGCACCAGTTGCGCCTGCTACGCCAGTTATGCCAACCCAAGAGCAGCAAGTTGAGGCTCCGGTAAATCCAACTGAACAGGACATGAATGCGTTTTATGAGTCGATTGGTATTGACCCATCAACACTCTCCAACACGCCCGCTCAAAGCTCAGACCCCTTAGATTACTTAAACTTCCTTCAAGACAATATTGACAAGATTGCTGAGGTTAGCAAGACAAGCGGAACTGGCTTTGGTGATGACGATATAGGACAGTACACAACGGACTCATTGGGTAACGTATTCAAGCAATTAGACGATGGAACCATGGAGCTCTATCGCGCTGCGGAAGTGAACTCGGACGCTTACACAACTGATTCGCTTGGCAATATCTACAAGCAATTGGATGACGGGACTATGAGTCTCTATCGAAATGTTGATGAGCCATTGTCTAAAGAAGACATGTTGCTTTATAGGGACCTGGCAAATAGGCCAACCCCCAAAACAACTGGCGATTTGGTTTCTCAATTTTTGGGTGCTGTTGGAGCTAATGCGCCCAAGATTGCTGCTGGTGCCGCAGGACTTGCTGGGCTTGACGCTCTTTCAAATGAACCAGGCGCTTTTACCTTTAACAATGATCCATACGCAAGCCAGAACTTAGACTGGAACGCACAACAAGCTTTAGGACCCGATCAGGGTATTGTGTTTGGCCAAGAGCAACTTGCTCCAGAGTTCACCAAGAATGCAGCTCGAGGCGGCATCATGGCTCTAGCTTCTGGCGGACAGATTCCAAGCTTGGGCGGTTATGCTGCCGGTGGTAACCCTCGTTTGTTGAAGGGTCCTGGCGACGGCATGTCCGACAACATCCCAGCTACGATTGCAGGAAAGCAGCCCGCTCGTTTGGCTGATGGTGAGTTTGTGGTTCCTGCTGATGTGGTTTCTCACTTGGGCAATGGCTCAACAGAAGCCGGCGCTAACGTGCTTTATCAAATGATGGAGCGTGTGCGCAAGGCTCGCACCGGAAACCCAAAACAGGGTAAGCAAATCAATCCTCAAAAGTTTGTTCCTCGCAAAGGAAAGTAAATGGCACTTCTATCTTCTTCAGGCTTGACGGCCACTCCATCTAGCGCCAAGGTCACAGGACCTAGCGAGTACACGCAACCAATGGTCAACAACGTCCTTGCTAAAGGCGAGGCGTTGGTAAACACTCCGGCTCCTGCGTACACAGGACAACTGACTGCTGGCACATCCGGTCTGCAAAACGAAGCGTGGCAAGGTTTGTCAAACTTAACGCTGCCAGACACAATGAAAACGGCAGGCAGCAATCTGTTGGGTATTGGTGAAAGCGCCCAAGGCATTGCCTATAACCCAGTTGGTAGCGCGTTTGACGCCCAGCAAGCTCAGCAGTACATGAACCCGTACTTGCAAGCTGCCTTGAATCCTCAGTTAGAGGAGGCTCGTCGTCAAGCTCAAATCACTCAGATGGGTAATGCAGCCAAGGCTACGTCTCAAGGTGCGTTTGGCGGCACACGCCAAGCCCTGATGGATACAGAGACTCAGCGTGCTCTGGGCACCAACTTAGCAAACATCACCGGCGCAGGCTACCGCGATGCTTATGACAAGGCTACGACTCAGTTCAATGCTGATCAAGCGCGTAA